TGGCATCGCGACAGTGAAGGGCAGTTCACCCGGATCCGCATCATCATGCGTCGGAATGACGATGTGACCACGTTCGGGGCCGCGCGTCTGGTCTCTGAGACCATGCGCTTTGATGTGCGCGTCTCAGAATTGCCTGCGCCCCGACCTGACGAGCAGATCCTCTTGGGCGAGGAAACCTTCCTGATCCAGGGAGAACCGATGCGCGATCGGGATCGCTTGATCTGGTCCATCGAGGCGACCCTCGCGTGAAACTTCATCTTGAGATCTCTGGCAGCATTGCGGTCGACATGCGCGCCGAAATTCTCGCCGGGGAAAAAGCCGTCTCAAACGCGGTTCGCGGTGCGGCCCTCAGCCTCAAGACCGATTGGCGCGGGCAGATCACCGGTGCCAGCCTCGGCCTGCGGCTCGCACGGACCATCCGCTCGGAAAACTATCCAAAGGGCCGACCCAGCCTGAATGCGGCCGCACTTGTCTGGTCAAACGCGCCTGTGATCGTCGGCGCGCATGACACCGGCCCGCTCATCCGATCGAAAAGCGGTCTCTGGCTTGCCATTCCGACCGCAGCGGCTGGCAAATCGACCCGTGGCGGTCGGATCACCCCAGCAGAGTGGGAACGCCGACGCGGCACGCCGTTGCGGTTCATCTACCGATCGCGGGGTCCCAGCCTCCTTGTGGCGGAGGGTCGTTTGAATAGCCGGGGGCTTGGCGTCGCCTCGCGCGCAAAATCCGGCCGCGGCTTGGCCAGCGTGCCGATCTTTCTTCTGGTCCGACAGGTGAAGCTGACTAAGCGGCTGGACTTGGCGAAGGCGGCAGAGGCGGCCATTGGGCGAATTCCCGGGGCCATTGTGGCGAACTGGGTGGATGCGCGGGTAGGATGAATAGGCAGGACAAAACAAAAAAGAATTGGCCATAACGTGGCGCCGACATCACGCTGGCTCTGAGCTTTGGCGCGTTATGCCACTGGGCCACGCGCTTGATGGTACCCCCTGCCGGACTTGAACCGGCACGCTCGAAAGCCAGGGATTTTAAGTCCCATGCGTCTACCATTCCGCCAAGGGGGCGATGGTAGGCCCGGAGGGACTCGAACCCCCAACCAAGGCGTTATGAGCGCCCGGCTCTAACCATTGAGCTACAGGCCCAGCTAAGGGCCTAAATGTCTCACTTCTGACCAGAGAACAACCCGATGCCCACGCCCCGCGAAACCATCCTGACCGCGCTCGCAGACCTCCTGCGCACGATCCCGCATGTGCCGGTTCTGCGCGGCGAGGTCTTACCTGAACGCATCCCACCCGTAGGACTGATGATCCTGCGCGACGGCAACCCGGGCGAACCAGGCGTTACCCTATCGCCGCTCGTGTATCACTACCAACACCGGGCCGAGCTCGAAGTGATCGTGCAAAGCACAACCGCACGGGACGCTCTCTTCGACGCCCTTGCGGCGCAGATCGGTACTGTGATCGCAGCAGACCGTACGTTGCGCGGCCTATGCGATTGGGTGGAGGCCGAGGCGCCAGAGCCCGTTGATCTGGCGATAGAGGGCGCGGCCAGCCTCAAGGCGGCCGTAGTGCCCCTCATTTTGCATTATTCGCTTGTGGATGCGCTCGCCTGAACGAATTCAGGCGCTGGAGCGATCTTTCTCAAGTGACCTTCGATCACCGCCCCTGCTTCAACGGTTAGCTTGACGTAATGAACAGAGCCGTTGATCTGACCCGAATGTGCGACCCGCAGATCGCTTGCGACGACAGCTCCGACAACGACGCCTTCAATCGCGGCCTGCCTGGCCTCGATGTCGCCCTTCACATTGGACCGGTGCTCGATGGTCACAATGTCACCGGTGATATTGCCGACAACACGCGCTTGCACCACCAAAGGGCCTTTGCTCGCAATATCACCAATGACTTCGAGATCCGGCGCAAGCACAGAGGGCTTGCCTGCGTTCGATGTTGGAGTGTTCATTCGTCGTCAGCCTTAAGCCTGAGGGTTTTAGGTTAAAATCAACAAAAATGCGCCTGTGATTGATTGCGCAGTCAAGTTGCACTCTGCGCGTATAACCACAAATCTGCAAAAAGGATAAAAAAATGGCACGAGCCCAAGGGGCGCGGGCGCAGATGGCGCTGGCGTTCGAGACGACCTACGGAACACCGCCTGCGAGCGGGTTCACGCGCATGCCGTTCGCAAGCACCACGCTCGGCGCCGAGCAGCCACTTCTGGCCTCAGAACTCCTGGGCTACGGCCGCGATCCGCTGGCGCCCATCAAGGATGCGGTGACCTGCGACGGCGATGTAGTGATCCCGATCGACGCGGCCTCGATAGGTTTCTGGCTCAAGGCTGCCTTTGGAGCCCCAACGACCAGCGGTACCACGACCAAGACCCACACTTTCCAGTCCGGGAACTGGAACCTACCGTCCTTTGCCATCGAGACCGGCATGCCGGAGGTGCCGCGCTATGCGATGTATGCGGGCTGCAAGCTCGACAGTCTAAGCTGGCAGATGGGGCGCTCCGGGCTTTTGACAGCGACCGCACGCGTGATCGCACAGGGCGAAACGGCGGCGACGGCCTCAACGGCGGGCACGCTGGTGGATCTGGCGCTGACGCGCTTTGGTCACTTCAACGGTTCAATCAAGCGCAACGGCCAGCCAATCGGCAATGTGGTCACGGCGGACATCACCTATGCCAACAACCTCGACCGGGTGGAAACAATCCGTGCGGACGGCAAAATCGAGGGTGCCGACCCGTCGATTGCGGCGCTGACCGGCAACATCGTCGTGCGCTTTGCAGATCAGGCTCTGGTGACCCAAGCCATCAACGGCGAGGCCTGCACGCTGGAGTTCGAGTATGCGGTTGCAGGCGGTGCGGGGCTGAAACTCACCGCCCATGCCGTCTATCTGCCCCGACCGCGCGTCGAAATTGCGGGGCCACAAGGCATCCAGGCGACCTTTGACTGGCAGGCCGCGCTCGCTGCGGATCCAGGGCGAATGTGCACGGTCGTCCTGACCAACACGATTGTGGGGTATTGAACATGCTGCGCCTGAACCTGAATAGCGGGCCAGAATGGCTCGATCTTGGCCATGGCGTGCGCCTGCAGGTCGCGCCCCTGACCACCGCGACCATGATGGCCGCGCGCAAAGACGCGCAGGGTCTGATCACACTGCCCGAAAGCACCGAACCTGGGCTGGCAGACATCGACACTGACAGCATCGGAATTGTGATGGCCAAGGCCGTAGCGCGGATCGTGGTCACCGATTGGGAGGGTGTTGGCGACGCGGATGGCAATGCGCTGCCCGTGTCGCCCGAGGGCATCGAGGCCCTCCTCGACATCTGGCCGATCTTTGAGGCCTTCCAAACTAAATACGTCGCCCGCGCTATGATCCTGGATGCGGAAAAAAACGCCTCACCGCTCTTGCCGAATGGGACTTTGGCGGGGGCGGAGACTATTGCACAGCCTGCACTGGCCCATGCCCAGAGTGCCCGGCGCGGCTGAACGCACCGCACACTGTGGAGGGCTGGCAGGTCTGGGATCTGGTCCAGCGCCTCGGCGGACAGCTGAGAATCGCAGGGACCGTGGTCATCGGCTGGGACATGGGTGCAGCCCTGCAGATCGGCGGAGCGCTGGGCATTTCTGCCTTGGCAATCGCCGAGCTCCTGCCCCCGATGGAGGCGGTCATGGTGCGAAAGATCAATGAAGAGACACGGGCCACGACCAGTGCTGCCCGATGACACCGTTCAGTTCGCTAACGATGTCACCAACCATAGGAAACTGACGACATGGCCACCAAACAGGTCTCCGTTCGCCTATCTGCGACCGGCGGACGGCAGGTTCGTGCCGAGCTCGAAGGCGTTGGCGAGGCTGGGGCGCGTGGTCTTGGACGTCTGAGCCGCGAGATGGAAGCGGCCAATCGGCGAATGGAAGCCTTTTGGCGCCGCACTGGGGTGGCTGCCAGCGCGGCGACGGCCACCTTGGCGACAGCGCTTGGCGCCATCGTGCGATCGACGGTGGCGGCTGCCAATGAAATCACGCAGTTTGCGCAGATCGCCAACGCCACACCTGAAGCCTTCCAACGCTGGTCGGCGGCCTCAAGCACGGTCGGGATCGAACAAGAAAAGCTCGCCGATATCCTGAAGGACGTGAATGACCGAGTTGGCGATTTTCTGCAAACGGGCGGTGGCCCGATGGCGGACTTTTTTGAGAAGATCGCCCCGCAGGTCGGCGTCACGGCAGAGCAGTTTGCGAGGCTGTCGGGCCCTGAGGCGCTGCAGCTTTATGTCTCGAGCTTGGAGAAGGCTGGCGTCAACCAACAGGAAATGACCTTTTATCTCGAGGCGATGGCCTCGGATGCGACACGCCTCATCCCACTTTTGCAGAACGGTGGCGCTGAGATGACGCGACTTGGAGAGCGGGCGGCGGGGCTCGGCGTGGTTTTGGATCAGCAGGCGCTTGCAGCCCTTCGGCGTACGCAAATGGCGCTTGTGGGTGTAGGTCAGGTCTTTGAGGGCATGCGCAATCAGATCGGCGCGGCACTCGCGCCTGCGGTGACAGCCCTCGCCGAGGGGTTTGTCCGCCTTGCTGCGACAGGCGGTCCGATCAACCGCGCCTTCACGACCGTGCTCGAGAACCTCGGCCGCATCACAACCTATGCTGCAACCTTTGCCACCCTGATGGCGGGACGCTGGGTGGCAGGTCTGGCGGCGGTGGCCCTCTCCGTGAAGGGGCTTGCCGCGGCGCTGGTCTTTCTGCGCGGAGCCTTGATCCGCACCGGGATCGGCGCACTGATCGTTGGTGCGGGCGAACTTGTTTATCAGTTCAAGCAACTGGTCGCAAAAGTTGGCGGGGTTGGCGCCGCCTTTGGCCTCTTGCGCGATGTGGCGGCAGAGGCCTGGGATCGCCTTGGGCTGGCAGCCATGGCGTCTTGGTCTCGCGTTGAGGCAGGCTGGGCGAACGCGCAAGCCGGAATCTACGATGGGCTGCAGTCTGCGCTGGCGGCTGTTGTAGGCTGGGGCAATTCTGCGGTCGGGACCTTCCAAGGCGCCTTTGATGCAGTGAAGGCGATCTGGGGCGCGCTGCCGCAGGCCATCGGGGATTTTGCCTACCAAGCGGCGAATGGCCTTATCAGTGGCGTCGAGTCGATGCTGAATGCGGTGGTCACGCGCATCAACAGCTTCATCGAAGGGCTGAACGCGGCCCTCGCCCTCCTGCCCGACTGGGCCACGGG